CTCGTGCTTTGGCGCACGGTTCGGAGCGACAGCACAACTACACGGCTTCCCGGTGCCGCCACCGCAAAAGATGACCCTCCGTGACCTGATGCACACAGCCGCACAGAAGAGCCGCGCACTGTCTCGCCCAAAGTCCAAGTCCACCATGCGCGAGGTTGTCCTGCAGAACCGAATGGTGAAGGTAGTCAACGCCGCGCTCGCAGAGAATGACCTTAGCACCAAGGTTGTCACCCTGGACCACCGCTTCATCAACCAGACAAGCGAGCAGGTGGTCCCCACGGCAGATGACGAGTCCTCCGCATCGGAGTACTTCCTCCCGAGCGTGGCATCTGAGGACCTCTCTTCGGAGTACTCGCTCCCGAGCGTGGCATCTGAGGACCTTTCTTCGGAGTACTCTTCGGAGTTCCCCATCATCGGCGAGGACGACACACACGCAGAGTTCCCGGATGAGGAGACCATGGCAGCAGCCTTCGACGGTGCCTACGACGGTGCCTTCGACGGTGCCTTCGACGGTGCCTTCGACGATGTCTCCGACCTCCCCACGCAGAACGGATTCGACATGAGCGCACCCAGTCAGTCTACCGCAGAGTACGACTTTGGCGACTTTGCGGTGCTGAACCCGGATGACGAGCAGGCACTTGCTGAGGTCTTCTCTGAGAACCTCGACCCAGAGTTCGAGAGGTACCTGACCGCCATCATCCACGCATCCGGACTCGTCCACGCGATGGATGGCACCGTGCCAACCACCGAGGAGCTCTTCGCGTTGTACGCGCTTGTCTGCCGAGCATGGAACAACGATGCAACCGACCTGGACCAGGCGCAGGTCGCCTTCCTCCTTTCCGTCCTCAGGGATGACATCGCTGAGGAGCTGTAGAGAGAAGATATGAAGAGAAAGGAAAGAAGAGAGAAGAAAAAAGAGACAAATTCATTTAACCACAAAAATAACATAAAATAATTCCCAACAAAATATTTTATTTATAATCTTATAAATAAAATAATTGTGAGCATCGCTATTTGAAAACGGTAAGACCGTTTATATTGGCGAAGCCAAAAGATATATGGGCTCTCTTCTGGTCCGCGTACATTCGAAAGCCACTTTCGAATGGCGACGGACACAATTACAATCCCACATACATATTCCCAGATGTGCGAATAATTTCTGATTCCAAATAGTCAATCATCCCTGTTGCATTGAGATTAAGTTGAGTCATAATATATTCATATGACAGTGCCTTTTGCTCAAATTCTGTCTGGATAATATTAGCGGTTGTATTGGCTTGGAAGAGTGCAAGTTGTTTCTGGTTCTCAGCTTGGATTAAAGTCTGTTTTGCCGTTTGGACTGCCTGGATGTAAGTGGTATTGGCAAGAATAAGTTCCGATTGGCGCTTATTCATTTCGGTTTGGGACATTTGGATAATCGATTGTTTCTCTGAAATAATGCTATTATAAGATGAAGGGAAATCGATATTCCTAAGTTGAAAGAGATGAAAGTTAATGTGAATATCGGTACGATTAATGTTATCCATCAATTCCATATACATTTTGGTTTCAACCAATTGACGAGTTGTATAGTAATCAAAAGACATAAACTCGGCGCACGCAGTTCTAACAGATTCTTCAACCACATTATGGAGAATCATCTTGTAGTTATTCTCCTTATCAAAGACATACCACATAATAGGCACAATATAGTTCTTATTATATGAGAATTGAACGCTGATATCCAAGTTAATAACTAGCCCATCCCGTGAAAAGCATTTGAGGTTATCATAATGCATATACTGGACTGTGGCAATATAATACTTTAGTTTATCACCAAAATCAAGAGTATAAACACCTTGGTCCAATACATCTTTTACATTGGTTGTATATTCATTATAGACAACTGCAAACTCATTTTGCTTGACCTTTTTATTAGTAGATGTTGCTAGGAAAGCAATAAGGATAATAGCACCAATAGCGGATACACTAGAGAGGACGATTTTTGATACGAGATTCATTATATATATGTGGTTGTCGTAATTGAAAAGTGCGGACCGCACTTTTCATTTATCGCAACCAGTTATGTTCGCTAATAGGCAAGTGCGCACTTGCCTATTACGACGCGCACATATGTATTATTGTTTTATGATTTAGTTTATCAATTTTTATTAATAAAAATTTATAATAAAAATGATTGTAAATATAGATTTAATATTAATGGCAAAAAGGCAAGAATACAATCTAGATGAAGTTGTTTCGCATAACGCAAAAAATGCAAATATGGTTGATAGGAATAAACCAACTATCACTACAACCTCATTATCCGACAGACCCGTTATTACCAATACACCAAAACCATATTTTAGTGATAACTGTAAATTTATTACAAAACATATTGTTGGATGGGGGCTTGGATTGGCAACACTGATGGTATGTATTATGGTACCTCTATCTTTCCACTATATTCAATATAACGAGTATGCATTTGTACGGGACAAGTTCGGGAAGACTGATACTGGCGAAGTTATTACACAGGGGCGGTATTTTTACACTCTGAAATACGATGTAATTAGATTCCCATCTACCTATACCGAAGTACGATTTGTTGGAAATGATGCACAAAGTGTATTTACCAAAGAAGGATATCAAATTCTTCTTAGTATTTCATTTTGGTATAAAATTCCACCGGAAAGTCTTGGAAATATTTATCGCAAATATAGTTTGAATTATAAGAATTCAATTCTTAATGAAGCGAAACTTATTATTAAAAATCTTGCAGGTACGGCAAATACTGGGCTCAATGTGGAAGTGGAACGTTATATCACTGACCGCTATAACATTTCGCAAATCATTGCCGATGTCCTCAGTAAGCAACTTTATGATGAATTTGGTATTGACGTACCCACTAAATATGTCAAACTAATGTATGTTAGTATTCCCGACTCACTTCTTAGTCAATACAGTCGTACAGTGGAACAAATTCAGAGAAATCAATTGGAACAAAATAAACAAGCACTCGAATTGATTAAAGCAGAAACTCAAACCATTGTCACCAATACCAAAGTTCAAACTGATTTTATTCTCAATAGCGCAAAGATTGATGCAGATAGAATTGTTAGCAATAGCAAGGCATTTGCCAATAATATTATTACATCACAACGTGGTAAGGGATTGAAGATTATTATGGATAGACTTAATATTACATCACAAGATGATATTAATCGTATGATTCGTATTATGTCGCTTACAGAAAATCAGAATAATAAGATTTTCTATAATATGGATAATAAGGTTATTGTTAATAGTTAATTTATTTATTCAACAATTAACATAAATAAAAATTGATTGGGAGATAAAATTTCTTTAAGAAATTTTATATTCCCCAATTAACCTTTATAGAAACGCTTGGTTGAGCCTTTCTATAAAAATTGATAGAGGGATAGGATTTTTGACAAAAATCCTATCATTTCCTATTAACTTTATTTATATGAGATTTATAAATCTCATATAAATAAAAATTGATTATTTTTTCCTTTATATTAATTTATATAATATCAATGGATGACGATGCTATGACTTTTGCTGGTAATCTATCAAGTGAATATGGAGATGAAATCACTACTAATGATATTGATATTATATATGATATAGAAATAACAGGGGTAAAGATGAATTGGGCGATTATTAAGATGTTCCGTAAAAATCCAACCCAAACAGACATACGCTTGATGATTTCTATTCTGAGGGAGACATTGGAGCTTTATAGTATGTATCGCGAACACGATACTTATTGTATGAAAATCATCAATATGCTTTTAACTGTTAGATCGCACATTTTCCTCAAATCAATGGTAACTGTAATTCGCTTGGAATATTATAATGAATATGAAAAGTTGATGCAACATATTTTGTTAAACAGGATGAATATGTATCATAATGCAAATAATACAAAGAAAAATACAATTTACATTGACATTGAATATTTGTTCTCAGTTTCAAGTAAAAATGTTATTTCTGGTGCAATTGTTGAATTTATCAGGGATGATGATATTAAATATATTCATACTCTGGAAGAATTACTAGATGATTATTTTGATGATTACATTGATAGTATTATAAACCAAATTGTTTTTAATGGTGCAAATGTTCTATTTACCTATATGCATAATAAATATGGACCATTTACCGACCTAAACAGATTAGTATCAATTTATATTGATAGCCTGAAAACAATTAATATATCTACAAATATTCTTGTGACAATGAAAGAATTGGGATATATTATGGAAACTCATATTGAAGATTGTGCATTGTGGGTAGCAGGTAACTCGCACATAATTAATAACAGTTTATATCATATTGAATCACTTATTGATAATAGTAAAGATAAGAAGTTGCCATATATGGTCTTTGCAAATGTTGTTGTATCAAATAATTATATTCTATTTCAAAAAATAGCATATAAATATTTTAATCACCTGTCAAATGTTAGACTTTTTTGTCTCATTTCACGATGGGTACCAAATGTTCTTACTAATGAAATTATGACAATGTATTTCGAAAACACACAGTTTAATATTAATGAAAAAGATGATATTTTTATTAAAATTTGTATGAATAATGATATTAATGTTGCAAGATGGATAGTATGTATGAACCCATATCGATATTATATTGGAGTAGAAAATGGAAGACTAATGTGGTTTGATATTAATTATGATATGACTTTGCCACCAATTATCTATGATAATATGAAGCCAAATTATGTTGAGACTATGGGTGAATGTACCGTTTGTTACGAAGAAGTTGATAATTATATTGTCTTACCTTGTCACGATACTCATATTACATGTGTATCGTGTTTCATTAGAATGATTAATAATATGAGCTGTCCAATGTGTAGAGCTAATTATCATATCAGTTATTGTAAATTGCAACTTACACAAAACAAAATGGCGACAGACACAATTATTTTATCATAAACTATGGTGTCGTTATTATATTCCCTATTTATATAAAGATATTTTGCCATACATTATAATAAAAAATGTGTAATAAAATGAACTGTATATTTAATTGCTTAACTAAATTATTTTGTATGACACCTTCGTTTATTGAGACTGATAAACAGATTATTATAGAGGACATATCATTAGTTGATGACGACTTTATCCGAAATAAAATGTTAGAATATTATAAAGAAAATGAACACATTTTTGTTAAATATTTTAGTGATAGACATAATATTACCGATATAACATTTAATAGTATGAATCATCAATTTATCACAATGTTCTCATTAAAACATTCACCTCATAATTTAGAACAAATTATTTTGGGTAGCCCATTTAGTAAATTATATAACTATATTTATATAGATAATGAATTAGAGAATTATTTATAAATAAGTACCGTCCACACTCAATTCTTAGATTTCCTATGGAATACTAAGAATTTAATGTGGTCGCTAATGAGAATATTTAATTATAACTTTCCATTGGATTGTTATAATTAAATGTCCACGGTATGTTATTAAATGACTTTTTATTATGTCTAAGTAATACTATTTATTTCGCGCCTGGGCAATATCAAGATATTAAAGAAGCCGATTATGATAATACAGCTATATATAATATGAATGATATTGAAGAATTATATTATAGTTTCGGTAAATATATATTAAAACAATTATCAAAAAAAGTAGTTATGAGTGAAAAATTAAATAACGATATACAATATATTTATAAATGTATTATTTACTTTGTTTGTCATAATAAAAATAAACGGCTTAATGTTGAGCCATTAGAAAAAGTAATGGACATTATTAATACGCATCCAAATGATATTGGTAAATGTATAAATGAAATTAAATCACATACGCCTGTAAATACATCGCAAAATAATATAACTGAAATACCATCTGGAAATACACGTGTATATCAGCCATATGTTAAATATTAATGATGCATATACAACCATAAAAATTTACAAAAAATTAATACCTTATTCTCACCTCGCGTATTAGAATAAAAAATGGATGTATGAATTAAATAGTCAATGGTATCAAATTTAATCCATCGATAACACGGAAGATTTTCTTTTTCCAGAAATTTCTTATTATTTTCAAAATATACATTATACATATTATAATACATTATGGCACGAGGATTACGTTGCAATAACAGATTTACAGTGTATTCGTGGTCCATAAATGTGTCTCCGATCTTACCAGTACTATCATTTATCATATACTCCATAAAGTCATATACCTTATTGCGAATATTCACAGACATTATAATTATAATATATATGATAAAGGATTGGATTTTCAATTTTTACAGAAAGGCTCAGACGAGCCTTTCTATAAAGGTTATTCCCGGTTCAACTTATTAAGAAACTTAAAATTAAATAAAAATAATATTGATACAAACACATTATTATGAAGTAGCACAAGTTGTTTTCATTATTTGTTTAGACATATTTTGTTGGAAATTATATAAATGACAAGTATTTGGTATAGTTTTATAGTATTCATTTATATAGTGTATATATATAGAGTCTGCTTGTGCTATAATTTTATTAAATGGAAAATGCATAAATATCATACCAAAATTTTCTTTAATAATTTCATTTATATGTGGTTTAACTGTTGTAATATTTGTCAATCCAAATAAGATTGCTGTATATACTAAACTATACATTGAGAAACTAGTTGAATCCATTTCAATCATATTAACGTCTTTATTATTAATATTAAAAAGTAATGAAAAATCAATACACGGTTTTTCTTCAATTGGTCTACCAATATATTCATTTTTCCCGCGGTCATTTTGGAGAGAATTCTCCGAAATGCTGTGGAATGACTTTGGCTTTTCAAGGTCAGAATAGATTCTAAAATTTAATATATTATCAACATCAATTTTATTTGGTACTATTGGAAAAACATTTTTATTCATAATATAACCAGTTAATGAATAAATTGGTAAAATATTTATATATTTACTTATCATCGTCGATGGTTCAATAATAAATGTGCTACCGTCAATCATTACAATAAAAAACTTAGCGAGCTGTGTCATATTATGCATTTCGTCATTTTTAGGTATAATCGAAAAAAATATATTATTTAATGGCATAAATATCTTATATTGTCTATTAATAATTGGTTGATATCTATATATAAAATCTTGATATGCACTTATTTTTCTTTCTTCTGTACCACTATAAAAAGGATTATATATGAAAAAAGTATTTTTAATATTAGGAAACCTAATATCAATTATACCAGTGTCAAGTGATAATGATGCAATACGTTGTGCTTCTTGACTTATATTCATAATAGTCTCTTTGTTTTGTTCAATAATACTATTTACATTTGTATTTACTGAATATGAATTAACATTAAATAATAATTCTAATAATTTAACTTGTGGTAATGATATTATATGTTTATAACACAATTTAATTTGTTCTAAATTGGTTTCAATAAATGATTCATTTACTTCATACATATTAAATATATTTTTAAACAATCGTTTCAATATGATTTCTTTTAATCGTGAAGGGTTGGTTGCGATTTCTTTCAGTGTAATATTATCTACCACATCGTATAATGGGCTTAAATCTGATTCCTCATAATATTTATTTCTACGTATTTTATCTTTTTCCGATACGGTGCTTCTATAATAATATTTAAGATATTGTAGGTATAACAATGGTTCATTATTACGTTTAACTTCTTCCTCTTTAACTTTTAATAATTTATGATAAATATCAATTGAATTATCATAATTTGTCCCTTTATAACATATTTTAATTTGTTGTCCTTTATTTAATTTTCTCATACGATAAATAGCTTGAGCGACTTGTGTATAATTGTTATTATCATCTATAATTACAATACCTCTTAATGTAGATGGTTGGTTCATAATATCAATACCAACAATGTGGCGTTGACTAAAATAATACATTGCATTCATACTATTACTATATGAAAATGGCATAGGTTCATCATTATATATCATCATATCATCATCTTTTGTAAGATAAATAACGGGTCTTTGTGTCCGTTTATATAATTCTTTAGCTACATTTTCATTATCATAATCCTTGAATATGGCACACGCATCTATCACCACATCATTATTAATTGTAATATCACTAAATAATTGGTCAAATCCTTTTGGATTTGCTGTGATAAATGCGTCGCATTTATCAAGGTCTATATCGTTAAATTTAATAATATCTTTTGTGCGAACAAGTGCAGTAAAGACATTATGTTCTTCATCTGGGTCTTTATTTATTTCTGTATTATAATGTTGTAAAATATTATCTGTTAATTTTGGTACTTCCATTATCATATTTGTAGTTCCAGAATATCCAATTTGCCATACGCAAGGCATTTGTATAATATCAATAAATGAACAGTTCATAATTTTATCAGAGATAGTAATTTCTCCTACAATAATTTTTAAATATTCACCAAATATTTCATTATCGATTGTATACTTTGTATATATTTTTTTAACGGCTTTATGAATATCAAAAATAGTCATTTTATGAATATTTGGTATTATTACATTATTTTTATCTAATATCTTTGTAAATAAATTTTTATTGACATTTATTATTTTATCCATATCTTCATTATAAATTGTAAAATATTTATTATCATAAAAATATTTTATCGTTAATACTAATGTTATCATAGGGGAGCTAAAGCTTGAACCTTCACTTGGGCTGTCTTGTCGTATATAAGGAATACAAGTACGTAAACTTTTATTTGATTTACTCATCCCAAAATTAACATTTTTAATAAATTTTTCATTCGTTATAATATTATATACATCTTCTTCTAATGAATATGGTTCATATTTAAAAATGGTCTTATTATACATATACAAATACACTAACATATATATTCTATTTAATCTATTCATATCAAATGTATTTTTTGTATTAATAATTATATTAAAATTACTCTGTTGTGGGTTATACATACTGTCAAATTCATCGAATAGATAAATGGCTTTGTCATTATATTCATTTTTTAAAAATTGTAATTTAAGTTGATCATCAGTTAAAACGGATGGCATATTGTTAAAATATAAACTGAAATCATTGTACGTGGCAATTGTTTGTTTCTTTAAATGAGGTGGTACGACGATATAAACAGTTTCTTTCATATTAAATAAATTATAATAGAGTAATGGTGTTATAATTGAACTTTTACCTTTACCCATCATAAATTGATATACTGCGCGCGTTTTTGTTTTATAATTATTTAACATATCCCGATAGCGATTTAATTGTTCTTGTCTAATTACTTTGCCAAATATAATCTCAATAATAATCTCATATATATCCATACTATTATCTCGCATATCAAACATTTGTGTAATCTCAAATATATCATGGCAAGAAAATGATTTACAATTATCTAAAATTTTATTTAATGATATCATATTTTCAATAATATTATTAACTTGTAATAATAATGATAATATTTTATAATTATATGTTATAAATAACATAATATTGTCTGCATCATATATTATTTCATTTATTATCTTTGTTCGTAATAAAATCAATGCATCTATTATTTTATTAATATCTTTCGGTTTATATAAACATTCTGTAGTGCATTCAAACGAATTACCAGTTATGAAAGCATTGTCTCGATTTAGCCATTCAATAAAAGATAATTTTTTTCCAGTTGACAATGTTGAATTTAATATATTTGTTACAACAGTTATAACAGCATCTCTCCCTTTCTCAAATAATTCTATTATATTATCAAATGCAATTGGAGTGTATATAATTGGTTTAGTTTCTATGCTATTTTCACTCGGTTCAACCCCCTTAAATAACCATTCACCGTGTTTATATTTTCTTATTGTATTTATATATTGTTTATTAATTTCATCATAATATGGGGTTAGCATATTTATTTTAATGTTGAACTCAGCATAATAATACTTTTCTTTTTTAACCTCAATAACAGCATTCTCTAAATAATTTGATGATTTTTTATAATGACAAATTGAAATCCATTTAAATTTATTATTATGATTACCGACAAAATTTAAACAATTACTAGGTGCATTTATTAAAAATGGATATGTTTTAACATCATCTGTATAATCATATAATTTGCCATTTATCATTATATCATTGTAATTTAATTCTATTTTATTGGCTATTTTTGTAATCTTAAATATAAATACAACATTATTTTTTAAAAATGATTCTGTATATTTTAATTTATTTATTATCATAATTAAATGTTCATCCGTAACAAAAATACGATTATCAACACTACTAATATATAAATATTGTATTAATGGACAAAATGAATAATATGAAGTAATATCAATATATTTGCTTGAAATAATTCTATCCCCATATTTATAAGTTATACTTTTATCTTCCGAGTTTAGTTTAACATTTTCATCAATAACATTAAATTGAAAAATATTAACAATATTTGCAATTATATCATCAATCTGTTCGTTGGACGTAACGTCTTTTTTATTTTCAAATTGTTCATATAATTTATTAATAAAAGTATGATAATATTCATATGTAATTTGCACCTTTACTTCTGTTAATTTAGTATTTTTAATATAATTAGTATTATATATTTCAGTATTAATAATATTATTAGATAAAATGTATTTAGTTGATAAAATATTAATAAGATTTAAAATTGCATCTACAAAAATGTCTATTTTTTTAACACTAATATTATTTTCATTAATTTCTATTTTAGACAATGTTTTAATAATATTTTTAACTATTTTATATCTGTCAAATAAATCAAAATATTGATAAAAACACAAAAATGTTTTAATATATACAAATACGTTTATTGGAATATGTTCAAAATAATCGTCCATATTTTGTTTAAATACGGTTAATATATGAGATAACATATTTGTCATATCAATCGGATATGATATTATATTTTTAGTATAACGTGATATAAATTCAAACCCTTCAATATTAGGATTAATAATATCAATAATGTTATTTAATATAAATAAATAAAAAATATTTTCTCCTTTGCTTGGTGAATGAAATATATTTGTATTTGATATATTTAATATATTTCGGTAATCATAATATTGTGTATAAAGTAACGGTTCAATATGTATGATATGCATATCATATTTTGATAGTATCTCAATATCATCATCATATTTTTTACTAATATGTTTCCATAATTCAAACTCATTGCACATTTTATTGAAATAAAAATTATCAGATGTATTATAAATATATCTGTAATTTATTTTATTTATCCATATTAATTCATCTAAATTCAATGTAATTCGAACTTTCATTGATGTGAATAAATAATAATCTAATTCAGGTATTTTCATATCACTAAATGTTTTATTCCATTTATCAAAATTAAAATAATATTCCCATAATATTGCTAATAATATTAATTCTTTCTCCTTTTGCCGATGTTCATTATATTCATTAAATTTATAAGTTTCTATTATTTGTGATTTAACACTTTCATCTCGATTTCTTATTCTTTCAACAAACAGATTTAATTTATCTAACTCAACGCATTCAATATATATGTTATTTCCTTCCGATACTATGATATCATTTAATTCTATTTTATTCAATTCTTTTATAATATCAATTGGTTTTGATTTATTCCATGTAACATCATCACTTAATAATTTATTGTAAATTAAAAAAGTATTTGGCGTATTTGTACAAATAATATCGTGATTCATCATATTTTGATTTAATAAGTAAAATAATGATTGTGTAAATTCTTCATATAATTTAGTAAATGATATATCATAATGTTTTAGATGGTGATATAAAAATAATGTACTTATACACGATTTATAAACACAAGTACCTGATTTTTGTAATTCGAAAAATAAATTATTATCTTTATCTAATGTATTTTTAAAAGTATCAATTGCTAATTTTAAATAATTATGTGAATTGATTGATGGATATAATGTTCTAGGTTTTTCCCATTCGTGTAAGAAATTAACATATCTTTCTTTCATTGTCTTTTCGTGTGATATTATATGTGGTATTATTTCAGGAAATAATTTATTTATTTTTTCTTGTGTAGTTGTACTAAATAATATATTTAATAATTTATAATATGGCAGAGTTTTTTTAACTTTTATAATATTTTCAAAGAAATCATTATAGAAAAAGTTTATATTTTTAGTTTCAGTATTAAATATATTAAAAAACTCCGGTTCTGTTAAAACTTCTATATTTCCATTGGTTGATATTGGATAATATTCATTTTCCATATCAATATCCATCATAACCGAATCAATATATATATTAAAATTATAAAAAATACCGTTCATAAATAAATCAAATCTATCTTTACTTGATATATCACTATATAAATATCTATATAATACGAATGGTTTAATATAGTGCATAAATGCATTAATTATTTTATTATTACGAGGTATATATATATTTTTAAATAAATTAGCATAAAATATATTATTTTTTATTAAAATGTGTTCTTTCTCATCCAATCCTGCAACAATTCCTTCACCTGTATTTATATAAGTAATTTGAATAAAGTTATCGGTTTTATTAAATAATAATGCGGTTGCGTGTTTAGGTGGACCAAAAAATAAGTATTTAATATCGTTATTGTCACCTAACATAAAATTATATATTTTTAAAAATGTATATTCATATGATGCATCAAATGTATGTGCAAATAATTTTAAACTATATTCTTGTTCTGTATTTAATGTATTAAAACTTTCTTTCATCATATGTATGCATTCATTTGTCATTGTTCCATTTGAACCATATTCTGATGATAAATATCCATCATAAATATGAAATAATGGTAATTTTGATTTTGCATTACTACTATGAGTGATATAAGGGGCTTCTTCCTCTTCATGTAATGTGTGTATATTATAATAAGTAACTACAAAATTTTCGATTATGGATTTTTTATAATTTTTATATTTAATGTTTATTTCATCGAAAGGTTTTTCATTATATACTAAATTATTAAAAAATGGTTCAATTACTTTTGTCTTCGCATCTTGTTGTCTTATAAATAAGCTCATTTCATCTAATTCTTCCATATATATTATTTTAGATAATTATGCTGGGTGTGCGCAAATAAAAATAAATAATTAATTATTTATTTTTATTTAACTTATAATCTGCTAACAAATCTCCGATTTATAAGTACACCTTCATTAAGCAGTATATATTTTAATCATATTATAATTAAACGTATCTCTCGAATTAATATTATATGTATCCATTATATTTAAAAATTTTGAATTTATTTTACCTTTCTTAACTTGTGAAACTGTGGCAAGTGGTTTAGCAATTTCTAATCCTCCATAGTATGATTTAATATACTCGCTGTATTCTCCAATTAATTTTTCCTTAGTTTCACCAAATATTAATAAATACTCAGTATTAGTTTTATTATACAATTTACCAGTAATTATATTTATATGATTTTTACAATGTGCTATATCAGTTAAAGAAAGTTGCATAAATGCAAAAATCATACTATATATTATAAAACTAGGTTCATCGACAATAATGTCATTAATATCACCATCTATTACATTAAATAAAGCTGCAAAATGATTTATTGGTTCTTCACCATATTCGGGTCCGGCAAATGATATTGTAAAATTTAAAATAT